CACGCAGGCAGGCACCCCGAACGTCACGGAGCAGGGAACCGGGAACTTCGGGACATACCAGCTGTTCTTCGGCTCGCGTGGCGGCACGACCTTCTTCTTCAATGGCCGCGAGTACCAGACCGTCATCTGCGGCAGAATCTGCACGCCATCCGAGATCAGCAAGACAGAGCGGTTCATCAACGCGCGGACGAGGGCCTACTGGCGCCCCATCAACACCACGGCCCCTGTCGTCAGCGGAACGCCGCGTGTCGGGCAGACGCTCACCACGACGGATGGAACGTGGGATGCGGCGCCAGCTGTCAGCGGCTACACCTACCAGTGGCTCTCCAACGGGCAGCCCGTCGGCACGAACGCCAACACCTACGTCCTGGCGGGTACTGACCGTGGCAAGAGCGTCTCCTGCCGCGTGACGGCCACCAACCCCATCGGCTCCGCCTCCTCCGACAGCCTGCCGCTCGGGCCGATTCTTCAGCTTCCGACCAATACAACGGCACCCAGCATCCCGCAGGCGGCCCGCGTGGGCGTCGCCATGCTGTGCAACCCCGGCGTCTGGGTCGGCTTCCCGACGCCGACCATCACGGGCTACCAGTGGCGCAAGGGCGGCACGCCGATCAGCGGCGCAACCGCGAGCAGCTACACGCCCGTTCAGGCTGACGCGGGCGGCATCCTCTCCTGCCTCGTGACGGCCTCGAACAGCGTCGGCCCAGCTAGCGCAGCCTCGAACAACTCCGACGCGGTACTGGCGCCGCCCGTCAACGCAACGCCGCCCAGCATCCCGCTGGACGCCCGCGTTGGCGTGCAGATGACGTGCAACCCCGGAACGTGGACAGGGCACCCGACGATCTCCTACGCCTACCAGTGGCGCAAGGGCGGCGTGAACATCGGCGGCGCGACGGCGAGCACCTACACGCCGCAGGCGGGCGACATCGGCGGAATCCTCTCCTGCCTCGTGACGGCATCGAACAGCGTCGGCTCCGTTCCCCTCGCGTCGAACAACTCCAACGCGGTCACGCCGAGCCTGTCTCCTCCCGTCAACACGTCACCGCCGAACATCACGGGCTCCCCGACGGTCGGATGGACGTTGACGTGCAACAGGGGATCGTGGACGGGTTACCCGGACCCGACATACGCCTACGCTTGGACGTCCGACGGCACGGCTGTCGGCACCAACAGCCCCACCTACGTTCCAGACGCAGACGACGTCGGCAACATGATCGCCTGCACCGTCACGGCGAGCAACTCAGAGGGCAGCGCCGACGCGGCGGCACCCCCCGTCGGCCCGGTGGAACCCGAAGCCGAAGACATCGACCTTGGCGACGCGTCGCCACCGCAACTCAGTTCAGACGACATGGGTGGAGCATCCTATGGCCTTTAAGACCCTCCAACTTCGCCGCGATACGGCAGCCAACTGGGCCTCGGTTAACCCCATCCTCGCCTCCGGCGAGATCGGATACGAGACGGACACCGACCAGTTCAAGTTCGGCAACGGCACCAGCACATGGAACCAGCTGACCGAGTACTACAAGCCGGGCAGCGGCGGTGGTGGTAGTGTCGCGTGGGGCCAGATCACGGGTACGCTCTCAAGCCAGACGGACTTGCAGACGGCCCTGAACGGCAAGGCTCCGACATCGCACGACCATCCGGCGTCAGACATCCGCGACGCCTCGGCTGCTGGCCGCTCGATGCTTACGGCAGCCGACGCTGCGGCGCAGACGGCGCTTCTCAGCACCTTCACGGGAACGGCGAAGGGCCTCGTGCCATCCCCGGCAGGCGCGACGACGACCTTCCTACGTGCGGACGGCGCGTGGGCCTCCGCTGGCGGCGGTGGCGGAAGCGACCCCGGCGGGCCTGATACCAGCATCCAGTTCAACGACAATGGCGTCTTTGGCGGCGACAGTGGCTTCACGTTCGACAAGACGACAAAGACCCTTACGCTCGGCGGCACAATAAGCACTGCCGGGGCGACGGGGTGGAACCGCGTTGGTCTTAATCTTGGGTACGAGACGGGCGGCGCAGGAGGAGTGGGCGTTCTTATTCAAGCTGCAGGCACGACAGTCTCATTTCTTCGCGCCGAGAATGCCTCCCTGAACTTGGGAGTGCTCGGTTTCACCAGCAATCCTAACAACACGAGCTCAGACACTTATTTGCATCGCGACGCCGCCGGAACCCTCGCCCAGCGCAACGGCCCCAACGCCCAAACCTTCCGCATCTACAATACCTTCACGGACGCATCCAACTACGAGCGGCTGTCGCTGGGGTGGGAGAACGACGCGGCTGTCATAAAAGCTGAAGCGGGCGGAACGGGTACGCCCCGAAACATCGAGATACAGACAGAAGTAGAGGTGAAGGCTGTTCGTGAGACGGTCTACACCGCTGGTGACCTGACTGACATCGACCCGGCCCTCGGCGGCATCCAGACCGTCACGCTCGCGGCAAACCGCACGCCAACTGCAACCAACTTTGCAGACGGACAGAGCGTCACGCTGATGATCGCCTCCAACACGTTCACGGTGAACTGGGCGACCGTAAATCCGAAATGGGTAGGAGGCGCAGTGCCAACGCTCCCAGCAAGCGGCTACGCTGTCATCGTGCTGTGGAAGATCGGCACGCAAGTCTACGGCAAGGGTATAGGAGATGTAGCCTGATGCTTGCGTGGAAACTCATGGCAGCTGATACGGAGGGGCCGCCCGTGAGTGGTGAGTCCGAAGCCGAGAAGTGGGCAGGCAGCGAGACAGACGTGGTTGCAATCTGCTTCGATGACCCAGCTTCGCCCTACGGCTCGATGGTCATCAAGGACAGCGTGACGACAGACAATGACTTCAACGCCAAAGCTTCTACGGGCCTTACACCAGTCGACAAGCTGAATTGGACTATGACATCCCCGACGATGGTGCGCGACGCGAACGGTCTTATTAAGTACGCGAACCATAATCGACTTGGAAACTCTCAGAAGTTTGACCAGTGGTCGGTTGTAGCGGCAACCTTGACACCCAATGCAGCGACCGCTCCAGACGGAACACAGACTGCTGCTTTGCTTACGGATGCCGCAGGAAGTGACAGACATATCTGCTACAGCCAAGTTACGGTGTCTGGCGATATTCGTCGGTACGGTATTCAATTCCGGTTGAAGAAGGGCACGTTCCGATATGCGCAGGTGCAGGTTGCCGACAACTCCGCACGCCGGCACGGTGTCGTCTTCGACCTTCAGGACGGAACGATCACAGACACAGATACAAGCGGCACCGTGACTAACGCCGGAGAAGCCATTCAGGCGCTCGCGGATGGTTGGTTCCTGTGTACAGTATATATGGACAATCCAACTACTGGGGGGTCGTCCACTATTTATCCCACGGTGGCGCTTTCCGACAGCCCGGAGCCGAACTACACAGGCGATCGCAATCCGGTGTACATCGCAGACGGAACAGGTACGATCCTTGTGTGGGGAGGCGAGGTTAAATCTTTGCCCTGCCAAAACCCGTTTATCTATGTCGAGACGCCAGACGCCAATGCTCGCTACGCGCTGCCAATCCAGCACGATGCAGCTGGTAATCGTCTTGGTCTGCTTGTCGAGGAGCAAAGAACGAACTATTTACTCTATAGCACAAACTGGGAGCAGGGAGTGGTCACTGTTGACAATACTGTTGTCACACCTAATTTCGCTATCGGTCCTGATGGCGCTATGTCTGCAAGCAGAATTCAGATGGGTGAAACTGGTTACATCTATAAGCAGACAGACATAATAGCTGAAACCACCTACCTAAATTCTGTGTACTTGAAAGTCGCTTCTGGAACACTGGATTTGCTTCTGCGCTGCAATAACGATACCGGGGGCGAAGCTACAAAGACTGTTACACTCACAACTGCTTGGCAGCGTTTTGAGGTAGACCCAATAGCCTTAGGTTCGACAGATCGTTGCTATTTTGGATTTGATGCTCGCACACTTGTTGGTGGTGATGGTCTTCCAAAAGATTTTCTAGCGTGGCACGCACAGTGCGAGCAGGGTTCCTTTCCTACCAGCCCGATCCTCACTGGATCTAGCCAAGTCACCCGCGCCGCGTCGCAGAACCGATATTTGTTAGCGGAGCGTTTCAACGTAGGTGACGAGGCTTCCAGTCTCGTATTGCATGGCAGAGTGTTCGGATCGCCCATTTACGATTACCCCCTTGTAATCGGCCTAGATGGAAGTGGAGCCCTTCGCGACAATCGCCACGAGTTCACTCTTGAAAGCTCGTCGTGGGATCGTGGTGATCAATACCGTGGTGAATACTTTGAGTGGGATGCAAACCAAACTTCGATCTTCAGCCATCCGTTTATAGAAGCAGATGCAGCCTACGGATCAATTCAAAAGCTCTCATGCGGGGCTGACGCTGTCGGGTCTTCTGGCAGACGCCTGCTCGGAGCCGGTGCAATAACAGACGCCGAACCGGGTCTTGCGCCAGTCGGGACTGCGACAGCTCTGCGCTTCGGAAAAAACGCTCCGGTGGGTACTGTCGTCTACTCGCGCATCAAGCATGTGCCGCGTCGTCTATCGAACGCCGAACTGACCACGGAGGTTGAATGATCCGCGACTACTCATACGAATGCGACGACCGCGCAAGCTGGGAAGCCTTCGCCAAGGAGATCGGCATTCTCGACGCGGAGGGCAGGCCGACGCCGGGGATGCACGTTGACTGGATCGGCAAGATCGAGGACAAGGAGTACGTCAACGTCCGATACGTCGAAAGCCGGAACGTCCCCGTGGCGCAGAGGGTGAGCCTTCTCACGTCCTTCAGCAGCCCCTCGGTGCGGTGGACGGACCCCGCAACCATCGAGCACTACCCCCGCATCTGGGCAGGCGGAATGACGCCGCTCACGGACGAGATGGCCGGGGGAATCCACGAGACGCTCTACCTTGAGCCTCTGGTGGAGCGGTCTGACGATCTCAAGGAGAAGCTCAAGAAGGAGATCGCGTGGACGGCGGAGGAGGACTGGACGAATAACCCGATCATGAAGGGCGACCGCAGGACATACGATGACGCGCTCTGGGAAAGCCTCGTGGACTACAACGTCTGGGCGCCGCCGATTGGCTGGCGTGAGGTTGTCACGGAGGGGTATCCGCAGTGGCGGCAGCCGACGGGGGCGCACGACGCATACCAGAGGGGCGACCGCGTCTCGCATATCGGCAAGAACTACGAGAGCACCATCGACGCCAACGTCTGGGCACCCGACGTTTACCCCGCCGGGTGGATGGAAATTGAATGAAAATCAAGGAGAACCAAGTAATGGATAAGAAAATCTCTCTCGCCTTCCTCATCGGTGTCGTCGTCGGCATCATTCTCATGCTCATCGTCGGCATGTTCAATAGCTCGGCGCAGGCCAGCGTGCCGAAGTACATGCTTATCGGCGACAAGGGCTCGTGGATCATCTCCGCGATCTTCGCGCCCATCGTCGGCCCTATGGCTATCGTCGGCTCTATCGTTGATCAGTCTGAGGGCAAGGTCCACACGAAGGCCCTGCGCCGCACGGCTATCCTGATGACTGTTCACGCTGCCATCGGCAGGAAGGAGAAGAAGGGCAGGAAGCACATCGAGGTGTGCTACTCGACCGGAAACTGGGTCAACGCCCCAATGGTGTGCCGCTGACATGAAAACCAGCCACAAGGGACTTGCGCTGATCAAGGAGTTCGAGGGTTTGCGCCTGTCGGCGTACCCCGACCCCGCGACGGGCGGAGAGCCTTGGACGATTGGTTTTGGAAGAACGAAGGGCGTCCGCAAGGGCATGCGGATCACGAAGGAGAAGGCCGATGAGTTCCTCGCGGAGGACATCCGGGAGTTCGAGCGTCACGTCCCGCATGGGAAGCAACGTGAGTTCGATGCCATGGTCTCTCTGTGCTTTAATATTGGGCCGGGTAATTTCCGCCGTTCGAGCGTCCGCCGTCATCACGTCGCCGGGGAACATGAACTCGCCGCCACCGCCTTCCTCTCGTGGAACAAGGCGGCGGGCAAGGTGATGCCGGGTCTGGTTCGCAGGCGGCTTGCTGAGGCGAAGCTTTATTTTGGAGTGACTGACTGATGCCGCTTACACTTGGAATGCTGTCAGCCGGCCAGGGAAAGAAGGCCCCAATCATTATTGGTACGGCCACACGCGGCGATTCGGTTCTCACCATGAGCCACACCGTCGTCGCGGGGACGGCTTGCCTTATCGTGCGTGTCGTGGGGTTAGACAACAGTTTTGCTTTTTGGACGAGCACTACCGCAAGGTGGAGCAATCAGACGATGACCAAGGGCATCGAGGACGCAAGCACCGGGTCGACGTCCGCCGCCGCTAGTATCTTCTATATGATGAACCCCACCCCCGGAACGGGGAACGTTGCATTGACCTTCAACAACGCCGCCACCTCATGGAGTGTCTTCGCAGAAAACTGGGAAAACGTCAGCGGTATTGGTGGTAGCGCCCGGACAGATGCGGGCTCAACATTAGTATCCAGTTTCAGCCACACCATACCGCGAAGCGACGCTTCGAACGTGCTAATCAGCGTCGCTAGCATGAGATACGGTAGCGGATGGACCCCTGGCCCAGGTAACATCAAAGAACATGAGTCTGGTGGTGGTGGTACCATTCAAGGGATGATTTACAAGAGCCGTGCTGAAGGAACAGATACCGCTGCGGCTTCATGCTCTGGCGGAGATAACAGATTTGCTGCGGTAACTCTTGAGTTGGTGGCGAGTTGACCATGAGCGACGAGCAGAAGAAACTGGCGTGGGACTTGACGAGGGCCTGCTTCTATTTGCTCGCGGGGATCGTCTGGGCGCAGATCATCCTTGCGTATGGCGTCTGGGCGGCCTGCGAACTCGACGGCACCCCCGGCTCCTGCCGCGACTTCGCGCCGAACATCATGGAACTCCTGACGGGCGGCCTCGCGGTTGTCCTCGCTTTCTCTGGAAGGATGAAATAATGGCTACGCTACCGAACACCGGCTTTACTATCCCGACTGTAGGCGCTGACAGCGACCAGTGGGGCGGAATCGTCAACACGGCCTTCAGCGGCTTCGACGGATTCATCCAGGACGTCTCCGGCGCGAAGGTGCAGCGGGTTGCCAACGGCGGAACGGGGGCGGCTGACGCAGCCGGAGCCCGCACCAATCTCGGCATCCAGCCCCTGCTCGATCTGAAGGCTCCGCTTGCCTCGCCCACGTTCACGGGTACTGTCGTCCTCCCAGTGGCGACCTCCATCGGCCCGGTGACGAGCGTTCAGATAGGCTACCTCGATGGCGTTACGAACAGCATCCAGGCACAGTTGAACGGCAAGGCGGCCACGTCTCACCCACACGTCATCGCTGACGTCACCGGCCTCCAGGCAGCTCTCGACGATAAGGCATCCGTGGCGGCGCTCAACACCAAGGCTGACATTGCAGCCCTCGCCATTGTCACCAAGCGTGACGTGGCGGCAAGCGGCGACATACTTGCGACGGACGGAAACAAGATGCTGGCATCGCAGGGGACCGGGGCGGTTACGCTGACGATTCAGCCTGACGCCACGATCGACGTTCCGATCAACAGCCGCATCGACCTGACGCAGGAGGGCGCGGGTGCCCTCTCGATCGCGCCGGGCGCTGGCGTCACACTGCAGTCTCTCGGCGACAAGCGCAAACTGGCGGGACAGTATGCCGGGGCTACGCTATACAAGTACGCAGCCAACTCGTGGCGTCTCTACGGAGCGTTGACCACATGAGCCAGAACATCGTCCTGAAGATGCCCCCTGGATTGGTGACGGACCTCACGTCCTACTCCGCCAAGCAGATGTGGCACGACGGGAACCTCGTCCGATGGACGGAGGAGGGTTCCCTCATGCCCGTCGGTGGCTGGGTCAAGACGAACGAGTTCGGTGAGGTGACCGGCCCCATCCGCTCGACCTACTCGTGGCGCTCGAACGACTTCCAGCCGTGGGGCGCTGTCGGCTCCGAGGACAAGGCCTACGCCTTCCGGCCAGGCGAGAACGACAACCTTACCGACATCACACCTGATGATCTCGTGTGGGAGCCTTCCGAAATGGAGGGCTACGGCTCAGGGCAGTACGGCGTCGGCCGCTACGGCCTCGACAGCGAGAGCGGCGGCGGCATCACCTCCAAGTTCCTCGAGGCCTTCTGGACGTTCCACAACTGGGGCGAGGATCTTCTTGGCGTCCACGCCATCGACGGTCGCCTCTGGTACTGGAAGCAGGGTGCCGCAACGCCTTTCGAGGTGGTCGCCAACGCGCCCATCAAGAACTACACCTTCATCGTCACGAACGAGCGGCACGTCATAGTGCTGGGTGGCGACACCAACCCGCGCAAGGTCAAGTGGTGCTCCCGCGAGGACATCACGCAGTGGACGCCATCTGCCACGAACTCGGCGGGCGGATTCGACCTCGACACAACAGGCATCATCCTGGCGGCAACGCACGTTCCGCAGGGCATCCTTGTCTTCACGGACATCGACATCCACCTGATCGAGTACATCGGCCCACCTTTCTACTACTCGCGCCGCCTCATTAGCCACGACACCGGCATCATCGGCCCGAAGGCCTTCGCGTCGACGGCCAACGGCGTGATCTTCATGGGGCCGAACAGTTTCTGGGCCTACAGCACCGGCGTTATTCGCGTCCCCTGCCCGATCTCAAACGACGTCTTCACCTACAGCAATCTCAGCAAGCCGCTACGCGTGTTCATGGGTGAGAACGAGGAGACACGCGAGACGTGGATCTTCTACCCCTACATCGGCTCCACCGAGCCTGACCGCGTGGCGATCTTCAGATACGACAACAACGACAGCTCGACGTGGTGGTCCAAGGGCATCCTGAAGAGGACGGCGTGGCTCAGCGCCATATGGACGGAGAAGCCATATGCAATGGACAATAAGGACGTCTACCAGCACGAGATCGGCTGGACGGACAATGGCGCACCGCGCGACATCTGGATCAAGAGCGGCGCAATGGAAATCTCGAACGGCGACACGAACATGCTCGTCAACCGGATCTACCACGACGCCGTGGTGATAAAGGACAACCTGGGCACCACCTACGCGCCAGATCCTGTCCCCTACTCCCTTGAGTTCTTGCAAGCGAACGCCCCGCAGGCGAAGAAGTACAGCACCGGCCCGATTACGCTGAACTCTGAGAACGGCTTCACGACAACCCGATTCAAGGCGCGTCAGATCGAGATGACCGTCCGTCAGGTGTCGCAAGTTCCATGGGCCATGGGTGACCTACGCCTGCGCGTCAAGGCAATGGGGGCGCGCTGATGTCGGTAAAGCTGGTCCTTCCGCCACCTCCAAAGACCTACGACCCCTACTACGAGATGCTGCGCAATCGTGAGATCGAGCGTGTCATGAACACGAAGATCGGCGTGAACGACATCAACATCTTCGGGGGTCAGCCCTTCATCTCCCTGCGCGGGACGGACACCGCCTTCACGATCCCGACCGGCATCACGCCGAGGGTGCTGCCGTTCAACCTGCTCCAGAAGGACACGGACAAGGACATGGTGTTCGATCCGAACTCCTACTCCATAACGAACCCCTACGCGATGGACGCCGTGGTCTACCTTAACCTGCGGCATGCGGCAGCCCCAGGCGGCGACTACGACCTGAACATCCAGGGCTACGACCTCGGCTCCCCCTTCGGTCCCCCGCTTACGGTGACGATCAAGAACACCGAGACGCTCGACGTCCGCATCACCCGCTTCGTTGTCGGCTTCCCGCCCGGCACGGTGTTCGACCTTCGCGCGTGGCACACCCGAGCTGGACCCGTATCCTTCAACATAGCGCTTTCGCAGTGGGACATTGCCCGCGTCTCGCCCAACCCCGCACTGGTGATCCCATGAACGCTGTAGATAACATTTCTATTGCAGATAGTAAATTTGCTACTATTAGCAAGTTTATGGAATTTAAACCAAAAATACAGGCTGCGCTTAACAGGCAACAAGGCGAAGGCTTTACATTTGATATGGTCTTTGACTTGCTTATAAATGGTAGAGTTTTGTTTTTCTGGAATGACACTAGTTGCGTGGTTGGTGAATTTAGAAATTATCCTGAAGGTATCCATGCGCATATATTTCTTGCAGCGGGTAATCTTGAAGGTTTAGAGGAATTGTTTACTAGCCTAGGTCCTTGGGCCAAGAGTCAAGGGGCAATAAAAGCTACGACTCTGTGTAGAAAAGGTTTTAAAAGGGCATTGCGCAAGTCTGGTTGGGTAGAAACACAAGTCTGGCTTACAAAGGAGCTTTAAAATGGCAGAGACAAAAACTAAAACACAACTACCTGCATGGTATGAGGATGCCGCTAAAGACCTTATTGCTCTGGGTAAAAAGCGTTCAACTCTTGGATATGTGCCATATCTTGGTCCTGATGTAGCAGCTATCACACCTCAGCAAGAGGCTGGTATTAAAGGTTATGACGCCATGTCTTCTGCCTTTGGTATGCCAGCTGGAGGGGCTCAGGCTTTGTCTTATTTGCCTCAAGCTACTGAGTTTGCAGGCGGCGTTAAGGGTTATTCCAGCTTTCCAGGTTTTGAGCAATCTATGAAAGCTCTTAAGGCTAAGTACCCGGGTATTTATGATTATTTGCAATCTTTTAGTGTTAATAATCGTGATACAGGTATTAGTTTTGAACAAGCCCTCAATCCTCCGGCACCTTCTCCAGGAACCCCACCTGTAATATCGCCTCCGTCTGGTGGTGGTAGCGGAGGTGGCGGGAGTGGAAGCTTTAGACCAGGTAGTGATCAATGGTGGTCTGTTGGTGGAAGTGGCGTAGGTTGGCAATCTCCAGATCAGCCAATTGGGCCTATCCTTACTCGCCCTGGTGGCAATAATACTCTTGGTGGAAAAGGAGTGGCGCTATGAAAGGCCCGACTGATTATACCGGCATGGCATTGCCCCAGCAATCAGCTGGTGCTTTTGGGCAGGCTCTGAGCGGCTCTAGCGAAGCTGCTAATACAGGCGCTGGATACGTAAACCAGGCAGGTGGTCTCTATGGTCAGTTTGGCGGAATGATGCCAAGCGACATAAGCACCAAGACACTTGGTGATACAAATCTGTCTCCGTATATGAACCCTTATCAGCAGCAGGTAACTGATGCTACAATGGGTGAATTGCGTCGTCAGCAGGATCTAAGCGACCAAGGTGTACGAGATCAGGCTATGAGCGCTCGAGCCTTTGGTGGCGATAGAATGGGTATTCAACAGGCTGAAAATACTCGTAACTATGACGACATTAGAGCTCGCACGCTTGCTTCGCTAAACCAGTCTAACTTTGGTAATGCCCAGCAAATGGCACAAACAGACATTGCGCGTCAGCTTGCGGCGGACCAGAGCAATCAAAATATGCGCTACGGCATGAGCCAGGCAGGTGCGTCAGGGCTTTCAGGGCTAGGGCAGGCTGGCGTAGGTGGTGGGCTCCAGGGCCTTGGTAATCTTGCCAATATGGGCTTTGGATTTGGTAATCAGCTATCTCAAAATCAGCTAGCCGCCGGAGCCTTGCAACAGCAGATGATGCAGCAGCTTATAGACGCTGCAAAGGGACAGTATGCTGGTTGGACAGGTGCGCCTGATAAGGGTCTCGATGCGTATATGAAGTCTGTCCTAGGACCTGGCAACTCAGGGACTACTAAGACAGACACCGGTTGGCTTGGAACCGCAGCTGGTATAGCTGAGGGTATTGGCTCACTTCTTCCTTGGTGATGATATGGAAAAGTCTGATCAAGATATTGTTTGGCTAGCTGAACGGATGGGTATTCCTCCGGAGATTGCTCTTAGGATATTCCGTGAAGGAGCTATGAACGTAGATCCGCAACCTGGAGCAGCTCCTTTCAACTTCCAAATCCAGGATGATAGGAATCTGCCAACGAAAAACGCAATACCGAACTATGTAGCGCCTGACCCTTCTGGCATGCCAGCTATGGCGCCAGATGCGTTTAAAAATCCATTTGGATTACCTGGGCAAGCTCCGGCTGGAGGCATGCCCAGCACTGATACTAGTAGTCCAGCCGGTGTGTTTAGTTGGATTAAGGGTTCCCTTGGGGATACGGCCAATCCTATGCAAAGTACAGGTAAAACCGCAGGCACACCTAAGGAAGTAGCTAAGCAAGCGATGTTTAAGATGATTACTAAAATGTTTCTAGGAGGAGCTTAAAATGTCAGCACGTGATGATTTTAATTCAAATGCCCGGTCGCCTGGAGGCTGGGGTGGGCAGGGAAACCAGACTACTCAGGCTGGAGGCGGTGGCCATGGTTCACTTGGTGGTGGAAGTGGAACTAACGCTTCGGGCATGGGTGGCTTGCTCGGTGTAGGTGGTGGACGTGGTAGCAATATTGCTCCAGGCATATCTGCTGGCGGTGGTCGCACAGGGGCTGGCGTTGGCGATGGTCCTTCTTTGGATGCTTTGGCTAATTTGTTCAGAGGTGGCAAAGGTGGACCCTCGGGCCAGGTTGGTACTGTCAACCCAGCGCTTAGAACCCGCCGTTATGTTAATCAACCGATTGAAGAGGTAAATTTGCCTCCGCCAGCTAAAATCCAAGAGATTCTTAATCAGAATCGTCCCTTGACGCCAGCCGAGCAAGCTCTGGTTAATTTCTGGCGTCAGAATGGAGGCAATGCATTTAGGTGGCGTACGCAAGCAAGGCCTGGTGCTAACTGGGTACCCAATCCTTCCAGTCCAGGCTTTCATAATGGTACAGGTCCAGATCAGGTACCTGGAACAATTCCTCCGAATACTGGTAGTGGATATACCCCGCAGTGGGATAGACAGGCTTCTTCTGGGCAAGGATTACAGGATTTGTCTAGTGAAACTAGCTGGCGTAATGCCAGGTAAGGAGAACAGCAATGAGCTTGTTTGAGAAACTAAATTACGGGGATGTGCCGTTTGGAGTACGGCTCGTTGCTCTTGGGCAAGCTCTTCGCTCTATTCAAAATCCAAATGTAGAGCGTACTGGCCTTGCTATGATGGCGCAATATCAGCAAAAGGCTCAAGAAGAAAAGAAAGCTGCAGCTGAATTTGCCAAAAAGCAGGAGATGGCCAACAGACTTGCTGATAAGCTTGAAATGTCTAATCCTGAGCTTGCTGCTGCTTTAAGAGCAGATCCTAGCCTTGTCGATGACTATGGAAAGGGTACAATTACTGACTCCTTTCAGTCTAAGCGTGACGAGCGCCAGCGCGGCTGGTCGGTCGAGGATCGTGACTTTAATGCTGGTCTTCAAGAAAGAGGTTGGGATCGTCAGGATACACGTGCTGCCCAGGATCGTGCCTTCCAAGAAAAGATGCAGGAAGATAGGCAGGCTCAAGAAGTGTATATGGAAGAGCGTAAGCGTCAGCATGAGCAAGCTTTGCGTGAAGGTAGGCTTGAGGATGCTAAGCTTATTGCTGAAGACTTCTTTATGACAACTGGCTCTGAAATAGACGCTGGTGTATCGCCTGTACCAGGTGGCGCTTCACGTGCATCGCCTGTACCAGGTGGCGCTTCAAGTGCATCGCCTGTACCAGGTGGCGCTTCAAGTGCATCGCCTATCCCAACCCCTGGTGAACCACCAGAATTGGCTGTTTGGCGCGATAAGTTTAAGGATCCAAATATTTCCGCAACTGAAAGTGCTATCCTTACTGCAGCCTTTAAATCAGCTCTTACCCAGGGCGATTACGCTGATCCTAATGCAGCTGCACAAGCTGCTGCTCTAGCCTATCAGAAGATTATAAATGATCGCAATGACACAATTACCGCCTCTGCTGCACAAAAAGAGGCCGAAATTAAGGCTGCTGAAGCTGCCGCAAAAGCTAGAGCTGAAAGGGCTGGTACTACTGAGGCAGCCATTGCTAAAACAGAGCAGAGCGATCAAACAGCTGACAATGTGCTTACAGCCATTGATAATGGTCTTGCTGCTCTTGAGAATGAAGCTAGCGGCAAGCCTAATGAAAAGCAAGGAGCTCTTGCCCAGGCTCTAGAGCCTTACTTGCCTGCGACTGGTCTTGGCTCTGGGCTGGCTGGATATGTTTCAGAGTCTAATGCAAGAGCTATCTATAATGCTGTAGACACTGTTCAGTCTAACCTTGCCCTTGATAAATTGCTCGAGTTGAAGGCTACGTCTACAACGGGAGCTTCTGGCCTGGGTGCTTTGAACCTGAAAGAGTTGGAAGCATTGCAGAAAGCTATTACTGCACTTGATCCAACCGATCAGAACTTCAAGCAGAATCTGATGCGTGTTCGTGATCTGTATGCTAACTCTTCTGCCGAGCTTAAGGCATTTTCAGAAGATCTTCAAAACTTGCGTAAAAATCCGTCGCCAGAAATGAGAGCTGCATTTGATGAGCTGTATGGCGTAGACGCACACCTTAGATTTGTGGGGCCGTAAAATGGCTGAGAATCTCCTTGTAAAAATGAGGACAAAGAAGACTACACCGGAGGCTTCTAAGTCTGAAAAGGTTAACCCGCTTATTGCGGCTCGCAAAGGTCAGCTTAAAATACCTACTGTGTTGGCTAAGCCTGAGGGCCAGCCATATGCAGAGGTTGACCCTGAAGCTGTGCGTCGTGATATGATACTAGCACAGTTTAAGCAGTTGCCTTGGTACGCACAAGCTGCGCAGGCAGCCGATGATCTGGCGCGACTGGGGGCTAAAGGTGCGAGCTTTAATGCTTTAGACCGGGCCCTGGGCCCAGAGCAACAGCGTATGACTGAAGAGGCTGGTATTCGTGCAGGTCTTCCTGGTGATATTGCTGAAATTGGTGGCATGGTTGTATCTCCCGTGACTCGGGCAGTAGGCGCAGCTGGTACGGCCCTTAAGCCAGTCGGCCGAGGTCTGACTAAGGCATTGGCTAGGTTGGGTGTTACTGGTACAGAAGGCGCTGTGCTCGGTGGAACAGAGGCAGCAATTAATAATGGAGATATTGCTAGCCAGGCTCAGTTAGGCGGTGGAATCGCCGCGGGCGCGGAAACCTTGTTTAAACACATCATTCCAAAATCAGCGGGCACTTTGGCAGCATTGCTCTCCAAAGTACCTCGTGAGCAACAGCGGGAGATTTTCAGACTGGCCTCGGAGTCAGCCGACAGTGCAGCCGATCTAAAGTCAGTTCAAGCTTCCGCTGCCCCTGGTAAAACCATTGACAAGATCACAGGACAGAGGGCCCAGATTTCTGGCGTGCCGATAAAGAACTTTGATAAGGTCGAAGATAAGCTAGCACAAATCTATGGCGACACGACTACTTCTAGCGGCTTCTCTGCCCTAGATCCTATAGACGCTAAAGTTGTACAAAACCTAATAGACTACCCTTATATAGCTCCTGGAACCAAGGAAAAAGGTTCTTTGTCCTTGAAGTACTTGGATGATTTAGTCTCTTATCTTGAAAATACAAAGGTACCCACTGCTTCTTCTAAAACGCAATCCGGTAGAATTACAGAAGATGTACATAAGGCTGTAAGGGAAGCTGGCGCTGAATCGGATCCGCGCTTTGTTGAACTTATGAAAAGTATGGATGATCTAGCTGCTATACGCACAGCAGGCACTCAGACTGCTAAATGGATGCCTGAGAAAAACTTGCCGGGCACTGTACTGCAGTTGGCTAGTTTGGCCGCTATTCCTGGAGCTGGTGCTGCGGGAATACTTAACCCGTTGCTGGCAGCTGCTATTGGCGGCACTGCGGGTAGTATATGGGCAGCTTCCAGTCCCAAGCTTGTAGGTAAAATTGCTCGTAAGGCGGGTAGTGCTAAGCGTAAGATTAAGAAGGCTACGGGCGGTGCCGGGTATGGTACACTGGGCCTTTCGCCTGGTGCAGCTGACGTATTTATGGAAGATGCCAAGGGCAATAGGTACGATAAAGATGGCAAACGCATCCCTTAAGCCTGGTTCACTGCCACCGACTATTGCAGGGCTTACGCCAGAGCCTAAAACAAAAAAGACTAAAACCTGGACTGAAGAGCTCAACGATTTTGGGCGCTTTCTTCTGGGTCCACACGGTGACGCTCTCTTTCAAGCTGGCGAGTTGGCTGCACAGTTTACTCCTGGTGCTGAAATACAAGATGTCCTAGAATCCAGCGGACAGCTTAGTAAAGGCGTGACCAATTTAAACCCGTGGGAAGCTGGAATGGGCTTGGCTGGGCTTATTGCAGCCTTTGTCCCAGGACCTAGTGGCAAGCTTGAGTTTCCCATTAAGCATGGTTCACAGCATAAACTTGCGCCTGAGGGTAATGAGATCTATGGCAAATTTGATCTTAGCAAAGCCCTTAGTGGTGAAGGCACTAACTATGAAGGAGCCGGTATTTATGGTGTAGATCCAGTTGGCACGGAGGTGGCTCAATACTATGCTGACATGGGGTCACCTGAAGCTATAGCGAAGGTTGGCGGTGTTGATCTTGCAGATGAATTTGCCAAGTTAAGTAAAGAGTATAATACAGCTAGTCAATGGTTAGAACCAGAAGATGTAAAACAATTACGTGAAAAATTTGAATCAGTAGAAGACCTTCAGGAGCAGTTTGCTAAACAGAGTCTAGCTTACCAAGGTCTAAATCCTGGAAGCGATGTTATTGAATTGCCCGATAGCGAGGTTGCTAAGCTTATTGATGAGGTAATACAGAATAAGTCTGTAGACACTTTGTTCATGGAAACTGATGACGGTGTTGAAGCTGTCAAAGGTATGGATGAAGAGCTTTTATCCTTTTTGAATTCGTTTAAAGGCAAAGCCGCTACTATACAGCAGCCTGGCGGCTATATTTATGATGCAATTGTGCACTCTAAGCCAGAAGACTTCCTTAATATGCACATGCCGCTTGCCTACCAAGATGACAAAGTAATATCAGCTGTAGACGAATGGCTCAAACGTGCTCCCAAATCACAGTTTGATGATTACGATAAAGTACGTAAAAAGGTAATTGAAGATAAATATCATGTGCCGATTAAAGATTTAAGGCCTATATTAGGTGATCAGTACGCTACCGAACATGCAACTATTCTCAGTGACCTGGGCTTATCCGGCCAGAAGTGGTTCTCTAGCTATGGAGATGGACGCCAGCGTAGACGTGACTCTTTTGATCTATTTGAGCGGTTGTCAGGCAATAAAACACTGCAGCAAAGAACAGAGGATCTTCAGAAAGAAATAACTAAGCTTGATAAACTTGTTAATGAAACACCGCTAGATAATGACAATATTCAGATGATAACTGAAGCCTTCAATAAAAAGGCTATACTTGAAAATCAGTTGCAAGCTATCGGCGGCAATAAATTTAAAGACGTAGAAGCTAGCCTTTACAACTTGTATAATAGAGATCCAGTGTATAATTATGTAATAAACGACCCGCAACGGATAACCATCACGGGTCGTAAATTTGTACCTAAGGGTAGGCGCTATTAACGTGGTCTAGAGCGCATTGGATCATAGCACTTCTGATGATGCTTAGGGCAGTAAGGGCTTTTCTCTTGCCGCTCTTCACCACAGAACAAATGCTTCCCTTCGCTAGACATCTTTACAGGATATTTACATTGCCTAGGCCCTAGGTCCTGGATTTCAATAAGCCCAGGAACTACTGTCTTTGGCACAAAGTGTAAAGGGATAAGCTTTACAGCTGGCGACATTGCTGGCTTAGGTATTTCAGGCTTAAGCTTAGCTTTCTTCTCGGCTTTAATCTTATGAAAGTTCTTTCCAGAAGCTGCTTTAAGCTTGACATCATGCCCGGCAATCCTAGCTCTGTGAATAACACCAACAATCACATTGCGGGAAACTCCGATCATTTTGCCTATTTCATTAGAAGACCTGCCACTATTCCAGGCTTCAATAATTAGTGGTAGCATATCGTCGTGCTTAGCCATGTCTCACCAGCAATTTACATTGTCTCCATTGACAGTACAGCAAATGCGTCTTGCATTCACTTGAAAGCACTGCGCTGCGTTTGCTTCTCCTGTCATAAGCAGTAGCAAAAGTATCCACTTAGTCATCTCACTTCTCCTTGAGGGCGCGGATGCATTGAGTGAGGGTAATCACGGCGTCCCGCTCATCACTACCCCCCATCATTGAGTAAAGACTACCAGCGTATCCATCACCGAACTTCGCAGCCTCTTCCAGCGCATCCTCGCGGACTCTGCGGAAAGCAGCGGCAAGCTGAACTGGATCAAATGCGACCGTGGTTTGGTATTCCTTGGCATATTGCGTCCACTGACAAAGCAAGTCTTCCGCAGTCTTGTCTGCCCAGTCCATGCTACTCGCGCCCCTTGACGGCAAAGGCTGCCGCGACGAAGAACCCGAGCATGAACCCGACGCACAGTGCGATGTAGAGGTACAGCCAATACATCTCACGTCTCCTCGATCAGATTGCCCAGCTTCTGCTTAAGCGCTTCAATCTCCGCGATTACAGCAGTAGTCGTTGCACGCTCTTCCTCAACAGCAGCCTCGTGCCGCTTACGGAGAGCGTCGATGCGCGACTCTGAACTGCGAGCTAAACCGCTGATCATCTCGTTCAGGTAGGTGATCTCCTGCGTGATCGCAGTAACTACATTAAGAAGGGCCATTACTTAATCTCCAGTTTCTTGCCGCGTGAGGTGAGTGTCGTCAGATGATAGCCGTGATCGGCGAAGTCAGGCTCATCGATCGCGGGCGGTTTCCACTCCTCGATCTCCTTGTAGGTCGTCGATCTGCCCCACATGAAGCCTGCAATAAAGCAAGTGACTCCAGTAGGCAGTACAATAATTGCAAGCCGTATAAGTAGCATTACCATATCGTTGCTCATTTAGTAGCTTTCCTCATGTCTGTAATTACATTTTTATAGGCCCTACCATCGGAAGGACTGACACTTACAAACACTACGCCAGACTTATTACCGCGTACAAACACTTTATAATGCTTTCCTGCTTGAGCTATGTTTTCAAGAATAACACCTGCTTTATCGGCGCATTCTCGAATTCGTTTGCTATCACCTTGTCTCATTTTTCCACCGGCAATACCCAATATGACTGACGAAAACTACGCTTATAGTTTTCTTCATCATTCTCATAGAATTCCATAGTTTCTTCATCTAACCAATTAAGCCAGTTACAATTAATTACAGCATCAAACGCTGCTTCTGCAGCTTCTTTTGTTTCTCCAGCTACCATTATGTCCTCGTCATCAAAGGCTGATGTGTTGACTGCATATATTACATGAACGTTCATTGGAAGTTCTCCCCTTCATTTCCTGTGTTATATTCCCAGGCCCACTCTTTCCAGAGCCAATCAGCTGCATCGTCAAAGTTTTCAAAGCGCCGACTTTCTCTACCAACATCAACATATACTGTACCGTCTTTAGACATCTCCATAAAAGAACCACAACCAGGGAAGACCCAAGCATTTTCACTTAGATCCATATCAATCCAATGTTGAAGCGATGGATGATCGTTAGCCTTATCTTGTTTTAGAAAGTCACCGAGTCTTACTGCTGTTTTCTTCCATTCTTCACGTGTCATATGTACCACTCCGGGGTTGATGTTTTCCATTGAGCAATCGCTCGCTTTTGCATTCTATAATAGTTACGATAAGCTTCGACAGTGCTTTTGTGCTTACAATCATCAGGCATACATTGAGGAGGTGCTACAAAACAGTCTTCATTAATATGTGGTATACAACATAATACATCGAGCATTGCTGTAGTTTTATGCCAATGCCCATATCGAATATGAAACTCATTGCAAAGCTCATCAAGTAAATTTAAAAGCCATTCGTAATGCCAACTACTTTCTCTTACCCAAATAGCGCAAGGATGATTGACATGTGTTGCTTTATAAAGCCCTACTGTATCTTGCCAAACAACATTGTTAGGCTCAATAATTCGATGAGCTGTTGAAAGGAGCTGTGCATACTCAAGTATCATTTTGACAACGTGTTTGTCACAATGATATGAAGCACAGATTCTAGGATTGGGATCTAAATAAAATATGTTCACAGACATCTTCCTCAAGTGTATAAGAATATTATATCGTCTTTTGGCAAACAAGTACACTGCCAAATGTGCAACTCTGGCATGTCAATTCTGCATAGCTTCATAGACCTCTATCCTTGGCCCATTGGAGTAACCATTCAGCTTCCGCTTTTAGATTTACAGAATTACCCTTACTGGCGTTTTCGGATCTAAGGAGCACTTGTAAATTATACGAAATGGTAAGGCCGGATACTTCGGGATGCTCTACTGGCACTATATGATCGAGAGCTAATAGGCGCTTTTTGTAGCGATTAGCTGATAGTACCTGCTTTATAAGCTTTTCTAAGGCAGCTCTATCGTGTTCGAATAAGGGATGCTTAATTCGCTTAGACATAAAGAAATAGTCTACAGCTCGTTTAAGCTTGGAGTTACGAACAGAATTGGCTCGCCTCGCTCGTTTTTTCGCATGAGCAATGTGCAGCTTCCTGCAATTTATACAGGTCCTAGGAGAAGGCATTTGGTCTGCAGGATATTCCTTAAGACAAAATCTGCAATAAGGCATCTTTCCCAGTAACCTTTTTAGATAGATCTTCTTTAGCATTCAAAGCTGCGTACGCTTTCTCTTCGACTGTGCCCCGTGTAATAAAGTCATTGACAACTGTCCTAGAGTCTTGGCCAATACGATAGTTGCGGCGTAGAGCTTGCAAGCGCCACTCAAGGTTGAAGAATCCATTGTAGAAGACTGATTGTTTGGCTTCGTTAAGGGTCAAGCCATGACCTGCGGACTGCGGATTAAGCACTAATACTTGAGCTGAGCCGCTGCGCCAAGCATCAATAACAGCTGTCCTTTGATCTGGGCTGGAGGCTGATGAGAATGTTAAAACATTATTGATTAGTGTTTTGCAGATGTCTTTAGTTGTATTGACAAAGGTAGACCATACAATGAGCTGATTAGTCGTGCCTTCTACGAGCTCTTTAAGAGCTGCTAATCTGTTATTTTTAAGCGAGACATATCCCCCATCTGGAGTTTTAAGCTGACCTGCTACTATCTGCTGGAGCCTTGTTAGAAGAGCTAGTGCATTGACTGCAGTAATTTCATGTTCTTCAATGTACAGTAGCGCCTTGTCACGCAACTCTTCATAGGCTACTTTTTGTTCAATAGTAAGCTCAATGTCTATCTGCTTAAACACTTGCTCAGGAAGGTCTACACAGTCTTCGAGCTTTACAAAAGATGAGAAGGTATCTAGCTTCCGACGAAGGTCGTCAAGATCACGATAGCCTTCAATGACTTCGAAAGAGCGCGGTCCAAAGCGAGCTTGCTTAATAATAGCATACCTGGTTTTGAAACCGTAAAAGTTCTTGTAGCCTAGAATGTTACGACTCAAGAATTCTGTTTGGCTAAATATATCTAGAGGAGACTGTACGATAGGAGTCCCACTAAGCACACGGCGAAACTGAGCATGAACAGCGAGCTCAATAGCTCTTTGAGTTCTATCTGCTTTAATGTTTTTAATAGCTGTGCTTTCATCATAGATCACTCCGAACTTTGTATGCTTGACTATTGCATTTAGAAAGGGATACAACTTGTCGCTTACAAACGCGTCATGATTTATGATAAAGTAAAATAGTTTATTTTGATTGTTTTGCAGTTTAGAGATAAAGTCTTTCTTGTCTACTTTAGAAGGATTCCACTTATAAGTAGCAAATTCAACATCTGAGTGCTTAGGCAATTCAAGCTCGGCCCAGGTGCCGATAAGCGACTTAGGGCAAATGACTATAACGGTATCTATCTTTTCATTTTGATACCAATGCTCAGCTGTACGTATAGAGACCAGGGTTTTACCTGTTCCAGCTTCCATAAACAAGGCCCAGTTAGGCTTGTCTACAGATACGTCAAGCACTTCTTTTTGGTGCTTAAAAAGCTCGGTCATTGGTAGTCAATCCTCTTAGCCTCTAGTTTCCTGTTCCGTCCACTATAAGGTCCAGTATTTACACCAACATCGGGCCAAGTTCTACCAAGTCTAATATCTATGATAGTGGTAAGTGACACATCATACAAATAAGCAAGCTGCTTTGTGGGCAACTTGCTATTTCTAATGTTAATAACCTGATCAGGTCTCAGTTTATTCTTAGGCATATTCACTCCTTAATGTTTAGTCGGGGAGAGCAGCGGCTATTCTACTCTCCCCTGCTAAGCACTAAGTCAGGCGGGAGGCTACCTTAACCATAGTGCCTAGGTCTCAGAATGGAATGGAATCATCGTCAGCATTAACCTTCTTAGCTGCCTTCTGAGTTTCCATTTCCATTTCAGATTCTTGAGCAACACGGCGCAGCAATCCCTTAGCTGCAACCAGGGCATAGTCTTTAGCAGCACGATACACATCAGCTGTAACCATATCGAGCTGCTCAAGCTTCGGGGAAGACCAGATGTTCTGATCTTTCTGTTCTTTCTGAGTAGTCAAACGCCACTTAAACAGGAACCTAGGCGCCCGCTTATCAGTGCCTGGAATATTGGTTGTGCTAATCGTTGAATTCATACGACGACTAGCCTTAAGTGCAGTGCTCTTCAAAGGCATGATTGCCTGATGCCATACCTTCGACTCTGGGTCCTGGACCAATACATAATGATAGGCCGTATCAATCAGCTGATGACCGTTAGGAAGAATTTGCTGATTTCTATCGTTTGGTTTAGCAAGGCCAACAATATCAGCGTTAGGATCGTGAGAAGCAACGAGGCCGCCACCCTGTTCGCGCGGAGTCCATTCAGTGACAAGACGTTCATAATAACAAGGCACAATAACAAGGCCAGTATTGCGGCCTTCAAAGGTACGTTCAAGATTAGAAAGGTAGAGCATGCCAGCAGTACTGCCAGGAATATATTTCGCATGATCTGGGTTCACCTGGGGGCTGAGACCTTGCAGAATGTACAGATAAGGAACTGCAATATCGGAAAGGCTGATTTTACCACCGAGATTAGAGTCCGCCGCCATATCCTCAACAGAAAATGGCATAGGCGCTAGGGCCCCGGTTTGTTCGAGTGTTACTTCTTTAGTCATATTATCCTCACTTCAAAGTTAGCTTAGTACGTTTTCCAACGTACACATTGAACAGTTCACGTGGGAACTGCTTACCAGACTGGATCATTTCTTTAATCCAGGCACGTAACGTAGAAGGATGAACTTGCTCGCCTACTTGAGCATCTAGTCCCAGCTCCTTAGATACATTAACGATTGCTCTAAGGTGCTGCTTACTAAAGCCCTTCGGGAAAGGAATCGATACTTCACCCTTAATAATGTCAGCTTCACCATTCTCTTCTAACCACTTATACGCTGCTATATCAGTGATTTTGCCAGAATAAAAAGGATTGACACTTACACGCACACCATTGGCAAGCCTAAACTCGTCAATGCCAATTTCCTCCATGAGCTCTGGAATTTTAATCTCAGAAAGCTCACTGTATGCTTTCTTCTTTTCAGAAAGCTCTGCTTCTATACGAGCAATTTCTTGCTCCAGAGCTAGCTGTTCTTGAGCAAGCTTGGATACACTCTCAAGCTTTTCTTGCGCAGGTATTTCACTTAATGCAGCTTCTGCATCAAGAAATACTTCGTCTAGATTAATGTCTGACACCGTTATCTACTCCTTCTGTTCTGTCTAGATAGGCGTTACACATCATGATTACAACGTTATGAAGACAAACGTTGCATATATCGTACTCAGTTACAAGTCTTTTCATAAAGTCAGCTAGTTCTTCTGATATTTTATCAGTTAGTTTTTCGATTTCTTCATCAGCAAGATTTGTTATATGTTTTGTCATTGATTACTTTTCCTATTGATAAGAATATTATAGCGCCTTTTGAACGCCTTGTAAACTGCCAATTTAACATGCCTGCTATGCCAATGGTGCATAGCTTATGTTTTCTTTTTCCATGCTTTGGAACGAATCCACTCAAGGTATAAGTCGAATTCGTATGCATTGGAAACTGTGATTAGCGGTTCAAGCATAGCTATTTTAGCTTTGACTTTACCATGTCCAGCTGTTTCAACATTAGTAGACTTAACTGAGTCTATATCATAAAGTGAAAAGACGTTGTCTTTCCAAACAACAATATTAAATTGCCAAGGATGAAGGAAGTGGCGCATCTTAATAAAAGATGCCCATTGATACTGCTGAAAATAAATAAGATTACCACGTTGCATTTTAACTTCGTGGTAAAGTGTAATACCTTTCCAGATAAGTATTGTATCTGGCATAGAAGTGCCGATGTTTTCTATATGTGCTGCATATAGACCAGCTGCTTCGGCAAAGTCTTGCCATAAGTGTTCAGCATCTTTTTCGTTAAAAGGCACACCGTCCTCGTTAAGTTCTGTCATTTGCCTCCCCATGAATCCATAACTTTAAACTCCATAACTTGTGGCACTGTAAACTGAATAGCGTTTTCAGTTATTTCTTTAATCATTACTGACTGTTGGCCACTCTGAATAGACGCGCCAATTTCATCGTAAAGCGTAATCAGCAATGGAATACGCTCTGCGTGAATCTGCACCAGGGCGCGCTTCATTTGCTCGGCAGCTGACCCCTGAACAATACTGTTCATAGCTTTATGAAGGCTGGCACGACGTACACTACCGTACTTTGCAATAGCTGCTTCCCTACCTTTAATAGGAAACTTACCACGCTGAAAGTATGGTGGTTCCCACATATCAAAGCGACGGCGCCTACCTAGCACAGTCTTAACGAACCCACGCTGCTCTGCTACTTCAATACAGTAATTCATCAACTCTTTCATAAAGGGGAAACCTTCATGATAGCTATTTAGCAAAGCCTGGGCTTTATGCGTAGACATCTGTAGGCCGTCAGCTAGTTTTTGTTTACCCATGCCATAAGCAACACCGAGATTAATAGTCTTAGCCTGAGTACGTGTGATAGGAGTGGGGCTAACTTTGTTAACCATTTCCATAGTCAAAGTGTGGTAGTCAGTATGAGGATTGTCAAGGTATACTTGACGTGCTTCAGCTGCCCCAGTCATCTTTAGGAGGTGAGCATAGTGCAAACTAATTCTTGGTTCTTGCTGACTGAGATCACCTTTGAACCATTTATCGCCTGAATAAGGAATAAAAAGCGATCTGACAAGAGGTCCGAGTGTGGGGTGACGGCTAGGTATTTGTGCAAGGTTTGGATTGCTACAGGCAATGCGGCCACTGCGAGTACCTCCGGTGTCATCCCCGGACATGAAAGATGAACCTCTAGTCTGGAACCATTGAGGATGAACTCTGCCTTCATAGGAATCCTCCAATATCATGCTTTGAATAAAGTCACGACGTATCTTTTCTTGCTGTCTGTATTTGCCAATCATATTAAGAAGTGGATCGTCAAGTGAAAGCAAGAACTCGTTAGATACTGAGTCGTTACCTTTCTCAGTCTTTTCAGGTACAATCCCCCGCTCTGCTACGGCAACTCCAAGCTGGGTTGGTGAGAACACATTCAGATCAGGGAACACTTGATAGATCTGGTCTAGCAATACCTGGTTTTCAGTAAGGAGACGATCGTTCTCTTTCTCCGCCCGATCAACATCAACAGGCACACCATTAATGCGCATCTCATGCAGCACTGGTATGAGCTGTGATTCTAGCTCAGCCACTTGCTGAAGCTCTTCCTCTATAATAATCTCTTTTTGAAGCTGGTAAATATCATATGTAGACTTAGCATCATACATTGCATATTCACCGACTAAAGCTACTGGAAGCTTGAATACTTTAGACCAGTCTGGCTTACCGTCTACAATATAACCAGCCCTAAGTAAGGCACCTTCAATCTGATCTTTCTTTTTCTCTTCAAGACCATAGTCTTTACAAAGCGAGGCTAGTGAATAGCTCCGCTTTTCTTCATCGAGCAAAGCTTCAAGTATCTGTATATCTACTTGGTATGTTTTGTTGTCTATACCTAGTGACCAAAGGCACTCAGCATCATACCTATAGTTAGCAGCAATAGAAGTACGAATGTCGCTACTAAAAAGTTCAACCAACCAGGGCTTGAGTTGCGCGTAATCAACATTCCCGTCGCTATGACGTAAAGGAAAGTAACAATTAAACCCACTATCGAGATAAATAGCAATACCAATAACCTTTGCTCGCTTATAAACAAAGCCAGGTCCTTTCGACTTTAGATATGGATCCCATGTTTCAAAGTCGAATGCAAATTCACGTACTCTTGAGAGGTCTGGAAGTTCCATTAAAATACGTCCTGTATTTTGTTACCAAAAGTATCAAGATAGATAATGAGTTCAATACCAGTATTGCGAATCATTAATCTACACTTTTCACATGGTGCTTCAGTGATATAAATTACAACGGCCTTTTCAATATCAGGGCATCTTAATAGAGCATTAGTTTCAGCATGAATAGCTTTGCATGACAGATTTGCGTCAAGGTAAGCAGGACAAGGTGTGAGTGGCTCGCAGTGCATATCGCCACGGGGTTGACCATTGTATCCAGTTGAAAGAATGTTACCATATTCATCCGTTATTACAGCTCCAACTTGTTTCTTCATACAGGTTCCGCGTTTTGCTAGAACCTGGGCTATCTCCAGCATTGTTTCATCTATAGTAGGTCTCATGTTGCACTCATCAATCTATCTCTAGCAATACTTTGAGCAAAGCTGCGATCTTCATATTGCATGGATATAATGTTATACATAGCTTCTTTAACAGCTGGCCACTTCCAGATTTCAAAGGGTTCGTAATCATCGGCTGACTTAGCCACATAGTTGCTATACAAATGTGACAGTTTCTGCATCTGATCTTGATAGATATGACGCGAGCCTGCAGTAATTACACAGATGCCTAGGTCAGTTGATTCTGCAAGCCTTGATGCTATCTCTGCAGCCATGCATGTAAAGGTGAACATGTCGTAAGGCAGACCCATGCCTACGTCTGATGAACGCATAGTTACTAGGCAATGGAGCTTATCATTACGTACAATAAACTGAAGAGCTACTGTACATGGAATATCTTTGCTGGGCTTAGGTGCCCGCTTCCATATAGTCATGACAGCTTGCCGAGTATTGCGGTCTTCATTAATCTTTTCAATAATATACCGTATCTGCTGCTTAAAAGGTGGACCATACGCACCTTTTAGCACTATTTGATCGTCAGAATATGGGCCTTGAATATGCTCAATCTCAGAATTCCAAGACAGCGCATTGCTACCTTCAATAACCCATAGTGGTTCGGCGCACATATAAAGCCACGATGTAGTAGGTTTTATAGTTACCAATGGATAATGCATATCAAAGCTAAGCTGATGTCCAAGCAATTCAAAGGACAGTCTGCCACCAGAGCCAGTAGATTTCTGTGGTGGCACAGCTTCTCCATTCGTGATTACATCACCTATAGTCTGGAGCCAGGCATCATTAGCTTTCATCATCGGGTTCCTCAATAACTGAAGGTGCAACAGCTGGCGGAGCTTCATAGTTTGAGCCAACCAAGCCAGCATAGCCACAAATGTCTACAAGATTGTCTCTAGAACCTTTGCCCCCTGCTTCACGTGATACTTTAAGAAGTATCATCATCATGCCAACATCGAAAGGTGTAATCTCTTTCTTAAGATAAAGAGACCAATGCTTTGCAATGTTTTCGAAGGACTGCTGTGGCTCGCCATACTCTTGAGCACGCTTACCATTGATAAGCTCAGCTGCTTCATGCAGTAGCTTAGCTGCTTTTTTACGATCTATCATCACTTTACCAAGTCGCTAAGATCTGGTGCTACCCAACCAGCAGGTTTAACTACATCATACACGGACTTGCGCTTGCTGTCTTTAACATCAACAGCCCGCACTTTTTTCATGTTGGCTTCGTGCACTCTTCTCCATGCTTCATTGAAGTCAAAGCCCTGCATATATGCTGTGCCAAGGGCTACGTACACTAGATCAACTAATGCATCGAGTTGGTCATGCAAATTCTTTTGAGCAGATGCCATAGCATATTCGTTAATCTCTTCATCCATAAAATCAATACGAAAAACCCGCAGCTCATTTGGAAGCGTGCGGGGTTTATCTTCATATTTAAGTGCAAACTTCTCGTGGAAGTCTTTAATATCTTTAAACAGATCCACACTTTCCTCCTATTGTTTACTAGAACCCCTCCGAAGAGGGGCTCCGATAAGCAATAAGTGAGCAGTTTTAAGTCATGCTCAGGACTGTAGTATGTGTGGCACGCTCGGGATCAAACCGGGACACCTTTGCTGTTGCTGTCATACTCCTAGCCGCCCTTGTCGGCTTAAAACGGAGGCGTGGGCTTCACCACGCTGGGCCAGTGGCCTCACATACTAACTTATTCAGCGGCTTCCAGATCGCCTTCTGGCTCATCTGAGAACTCATCGTCTTCATCACCAAGGATTTCCTCAGTGACGATCTTACGAGTCTTACGGGCGCCTGGATTCTTGACCGGTGCACGCTTGAACACGTTCTCCATGGTTTCACCAGTGATAGGATCAACCATGCTCTCGGCGGAAGCACGCTTGCCACCACCGCGAGGCTTATTGCCAAGGTTATCCTTGGTCTGTTCCATAATGTGAGAGGGAAGCTTACCGAGCATGGCGCGATAGTACGCAACAAAGCCAGGAACAACACTCACATCCTTAGCCCGCGGAGAGAAGCGAGCCAGGTCACTGGAGATATGGTCGATGATAGCGTCTTCGCTAACCTTCTCATCATCCTTCTGCAGTTCAGAAACGGCAAGGATAATAGCTGCAGCCTGGCTAGGAGCCTGTGCCATCAGCTTCTTAATCGACTCAGGTGTCATCTTATCAGAAAGCTTGTAGTAATACATTTGTTTTTCCTCATGAGTTATTTATATAAGCGTTTCATACACTTACATATGTAATAATATACCCCCGTTTTGAATAAGTAAACAACCAATTCCGCATAGCAGGTATGTCAATTCCGCATAGCTCAGATGATTCCGGTTAGGCATGCATTTGGCGCATACCAGAGCTGCGAAATAAGCGCTTTACAGGAAGATAAAAATAGTATATAATGGTTTTCTACGTTTTTAAAATAATAACAAATGCGGTATAATCATGGCTCACCCACAGGTATCTCCAATTGAAGCAACTAATAGACTCATTCTCTCAGCACTTCATGCTAAGCCTAAGGAAGATAGTATCGGTAAGTTCATTGGCCTTTGCCCAGTACATGAGACTCTGCAATCGAATCCTTCACTATTGATATATGAGAATGCGTCAGGGTATCTTGGGTTTACATGCCTAAGTAAAAAGTGTGAACACAATAAGATTGTAACGGCTATCAAAACTAAGTTTGGCTTGACAGTTCCCTATGCTGCCAAGAAGGTAGACTCTGGTGGTCAAGTCAATAAGATTATCAACTATCCTGCACACGAGTCCTCTCTCCCGCTTAAGTATCGGAAGGCAGGCGATACGCTCTATGAGTATCATTGTGAGACAGGGGAAGTTGCTTTCATTGTTCAACGTTGGGTCAATGCCGATGGCAAAAAAGACATCCGACCTTTCTTCTCTAAAACGTATGTATCTGAAGACGGAATATCGCAAAAGGATTGGGATCCCACCGATCCCCCGAAAAAAGACCGCCCTCTCTACAACCTCTTCAGTCTATATCAAAAGTCCAGTGGGTCAGTTCTTATTGTCGAGGGTGAAAAGGCGGCTGAAGCCGCTAAGCGTATACCTGAGCTCAAAGACTTTGTCATAACCACTTGGTCAGGTGGCACAAGTGCACACTCCTTTACAAACTGGAAGCCTCTAAAGGAGAGAGACACTTCTATCTATTTCTGGCCCGACAATGATGCCGCGGGCACTAAAGCAATGCGTGAAATCCTTGCTAAATTAAGCAAAGGTTTCAAAGATTCTAGGTTCTATATCCTTGACTATAAGAAGCTGGGCGTTCATGAAGTTGCCCAGGGTTGGGACATCGCAGATGAAAGCGCTGGTCCTGAATGTCCTTACTCTATTGAAGAGATGATTGCAGGCTTTGAGCCGTATACTACAGAGGAAATCCTAGAAACTGGCACCTTAGATGAAGAACTCGCTAGACTAGAAGCAGAGATCAGCCTAGTTAATCTAGGTGGTAAGATTCATTATGTCGAATTGAATCATCCCATTGATGACCGTATATTACCCTATTATCATTGGAACAGCTTGGCCGATTTAAAGGCCGAGCGTAATAAACAAATCAAAAATGATGAAGAGAAGCTTATAAGCACTGTTATTACCTGGGCTAATAATCCTTCTAAACCAGCCTTTGAAGGCCTAATCTTTAAGCCCGATATTAATGACAAAATAGTCAAAACCAGTACTGGTAAGAAGATTAATATCTTTACTGGCTTTCCTGATTTTGGTGCGGCAACTAATACAATGCTTATTGAACTCTTCAATGAGTACATGGAAAAAATTCTTCCAGAAGTGTCAGAGCGTAACTGGCTTATTGATCAAATGCGCCTATCAGTTCAAAGACCCGCGGTAAAGCCTGGCAATGCCATTGTTTTAATTGGTCGCCAAGGCACTGGCAAAAGTACTTTCTATCGTGTCTGGAGTTCCATATTAGGTATAAATAATTGCGCATACTTGGGCGCAGGTCTAGACTCACAGTTCAATGATGTGCTATCAAAAGCGCTACTCATTGGTTGGGATGAATTCGAAATCAATCATCATAGAGATGTAAAGCAATACAACACCTTAAAGACCTGGATTACAGAGCCTAGGATCTCGGTTAATGGCAAGAATAAGCCAATGATTGAGCTTGATAGCTATCATCGCTTTGTTTTTACATCTAATAGTCTCCGTCCTATAAGCTTGCCTCCTGAAGATCGCAGATTTTTTATTACGTCAATCACAGATGCTCTAAAGGGCAACGACTCCTTTTGGACTCGTCTTTATAGTATCATTGATCCCGAGCATACTTACGCCAAACCTATGGTAGAGTCTGAGCGGCTAGCCGCGCTTGCAGGCTTTGCCCAGTGGCTGCGCGAAACCGCCATTACTTCTAACGTAATGAAGGTAATACAGACTTCAGCCAAAGAGGACATGGCTACACCTAACTCCGCCGTCTTGAGTATGTTTAAAGATATGTACAATGACCAAGAGCTACCTTCTGTTATAACTGAATTTATGGATCCACTTGAGTCAGCTAAGTTTGGTAAAGAGCCTATCAAGTTGCCACAGCAGCGCTTTCTAGAGGCTATACGTACTAAGTATGGTCGTAACCATATGGAGGCTATGGAAGTTAAGCTGCTAAAGAAATACTTTATGGAAACAGCTTCAAATAAGCTGGACAGTAAAACATATAGTCTTCGCTATGTTGAAAATAATGCTATGGTTGTTAAGTCTGGTAAAGCTTACATATTGCCACCGATTGAAGAAGGCAGACGTATATTAGAAGAGATGCTTGGAATTTACCTTAAATGGGAACCCCTTGTAAGTGCCCCTGAAGATGATGCAGATCGCACAAATGTAGTTGAATTGGCAAAAAAGGATGTGTTATGACCGCACTTTGGTGGCATTTGGGGTGTATAATATAAGAATACAGAGCAATGGTGTTCTGTATATACATCAAATGAGAGATCATATGAAAATCCGCTTAATAAAAACTGCTGATGAACTGGATCCAACCACCGCTACAGACTATCATGTTTGGGCTGAAACTGTTCTTGAATTCTTGGCTGAAATGTTTATCAATGGTAAAGAACTTCCAGAAGGAATTACTAAGGAAGATTATAAAAATGCAGAAAGAGAGCTATTTCATGCTCTTGCTGACTTTCATAGAACACATCAGTGAGGATTAAATCATGGAACCGGGCAAATATAGTTTGAACAACCGCCTAAATAAACTGGAAGCTAGGACCGTTGCAAGATCTATTGCAGAACAGATGCAGTTGGTAATATCTGTTCTTGACAATGATATTACTCTAGGTGCAGAACATGCAGCTCTAAAAGAGACAACAATTCAATACATGCTTAGACTTGCAGAAGTTCTTGAGAAATAAGGGATTGACCATGTTGAACAACCGTGAAGAAGACCGCTTCCTTAACTTTGCCTATGGTCTGCCAAAACCAAAGGTTGAACAAAGAGTTGAACCAAAGCGGACCTATACTAAAGAAGAGCAACAGTTCTTAGATAGTTATATGAGGATAGTCAGTAGTATATGGAGTGAATGGTTCGCCACTAGAGGTAAACAAGGGGGTATGTCAATGACTGAAAGAGAAGATCAGCTGGCATATTATAGAAACCGCTTGAGAGAGCTCCGCAAATAACAGCAGTGGGTGCTGTCAACTGGGCCTGGAGTGAAAGCTCTGGGCTCTTTTTTTATTTATACAAATACAATAAAGCCCCCAGTTTTTAAGCTGAGGGCTTCAATTTGTTTAATTGCAGAATCTTGCGAAAAAGCTGAAATACTCTTGGATTACTCCCATAAAGTGTTCACTGGTCAGTGTGAAAGTGACCACCAACCAGTAAACACCTAGGGTTCCGAAGACTATCTCAAGGATAGTCTGCTTTTTCATTACTCAGCAGCCATAAGCTGCGATTCTTCTTCAGCAATCATCCTAGCAAGCTCTTCATCTTCCGACTCACTGCTCTTGTGTACATTTTCCGCTTCTTCGTCTGAAGAGTTATCAACTTTTTCTTCGATCTCATCGCTGGGTTCATCAGATAGTACATCATCTGATGGCTCGATAACATCATCAAGGAACTCCTCTTCATCTAAATATTCCTCAGTTGACATGCTGTAGGAAGCTCCAGTTTCCATAACTCCAGCCTTTTCCTTTAGAAGCTTCACATAGTAAGCCCAGGTAGTGTGATACTTCTCAGGAACTTGTCGAGTAAACCACAATCCACGCTTTACAGCTTCTTGAAGGATGTAGTCTCCAGTGGAGCCTCGGAAGGAGTCAATACCTGCGTTTTCCTTTTCAATCTTATACATCGTCTTAAGGATCGCTTTGCAGGTTGGATTAAAAGCACCAATGTTTAGCTGCTTGGCTTCTTCAAGGTTCAGTCTGTAGAGCTTGATCATCTTACTCATCATAGTCTCCTAAGGGATTGATTGTTGTTTACATGTGTAGATCTAAGGGTTTCTAGATGTTTTCTTGAACCACTTTTCAGTGATTCAATAGATATATAATACACCATTAAAAGCGCCTGGTACACACAATAATGCGCCTAGAGCCATGCCAAAAGGATGCTGCTGGTATGTCAATTTGGCATGGGATATATTAGCTAGGCTCTGGGACCTTTATTAACTCACTAGTAACCAACTAGTTACTGAACGGGCGTTCGAAATAACTGGAAAACCGGCAACTGGGGGCCAAAATTCAGCCATATATGAAAAAATGATATATTTTTTTTAATTAATTTATATATCAGTTATTTCAGTTATATCAGTTATAAAGTAAAAAAATTCAACAATATCAAGCACTTAGGAAAAAACTGAAGTCCAACTGGTTTATAACTGATATGTACCAGCTTCTAGGTCCTAGGTCCTAGGTCGGATTGAACTGGTGTCTAGGCCTCAAATAGGCCAGCTTCTAGAGCCCGGATTGAACCCGGATCGAGCCAGATTATAGGTCCGAGTCGGGTCTAGTCCGGGTCCTTGGCCCTGGGCTCAAATAAAAAATAAAAAAGAGGCCACTAGTGTGACCTCTTCTCTTCTCTCTTGATTAATCTTCTATATATTCTACTTCCAGATCTTTAGTCTTTCCTACTTCTAGAACATATGCCTCTTCCTTTAATCTTTTCACATAAAAGTTCCAAGTGGTGTGGAGTTTTGAGTCCACTTGTTTAGTCTGCCACAAGTCCATCTCTATGGCCTTCCTTAGGATATTATCACCAGTCATACCACAGTCTGGCATCTTGTCTTCCTTTTGGAGTCTATACATTGTCTTAATAATGGCTTTCATTGTGGTGTTAAATGGAGCCAAGTTGAGTGTCTTGACAGCTGAGCTGTCAATTTTATATAGCTTCTTCACTGTTATCTATCCTTCTATCTAATCAAATGATCACCATTAATCATTTGATTCTTATAATATATAATCTAATTGTGGCAGAATTATGGCAAGGAGATATGCATTTAAATCATAGTAGCTATACACTAGGCTCATGGCTCGATCTAACTGAATATCCAGTCAGTGGCCCCCGCCCCCGCCCGCCCACCCTTTCTCTCTAGACCCCTGCACAAACTAATATCAGTTGGGGAACTTTTAGACACCAGGTCCTAGCACCACAGTATATGATGAAAATAGTACTTCGGTCGCCCCAATTCCGCCGCATTTCCACTATATACTGTAAACTATGCTTAAGGTCCTTCCTTTGAACGACGTGGAACGGATGGAACAGGAAGATATGGCGCGTATGCGCATCTTCGCTGCCACCTTTAGCATGGGCGTGCCCATTTTGCGAGCGCTTCGCCAAGCTGGCTTCGACCGGGCGAACAAGGCTCTGGGCATTAAGCTGCTGGCCGATCCCTTTGTGCAGGCAGAGCTCGAGCGGAACCTTGAAACGCTGCGTAATTCGCTCTTCCAGCAGAAGGAAATTATCCTAGCTCAGCTGGACGAAGATCGGAGCTACGCGTACGATACTGAAAACGCTGGAGCTGCTGTGGCGGCGACCGTCGCAAAAGCCAAAATCCTGGGCCTTATGGACAAGCCTGGGGAGAACAATATGCCTAAGAAGATAACGGTGGAATGGGGAGAGCAGTCTTCTGAAACCATCTATGAAAAGTCGAACCCTTTAGTGTACAGTGCACTAGAATCTACTGTGGGGAAAGCCGATGGCTAAATTTAGTTCCCCTCAGCTCAGGAAGTCAGTAGCTCAAGCTAGAATGAATCAGGCGTTGAAGCGTAAGCAGAATGGACTACAGCTTAGAGAAGACAATAGACCAGACCTTTTTTATCAATTTGAGGGTAATCCAGAAATGAGAATGGCTCGACCCGCGAGCTTAATGGATTACATAAGATCTTTTTATATGAGACTACTGTAGGCAAGAATGAAAATTAAGCTGGCATATAATCCCAGGCCCTATTTTAAAGCTTTTCACGAGAGTGGCAAGCGCTTTAAGATTCTGGTATGCCATCGCCGCGCTGGCAAGACTGTAGCCGCTATTAATGAAACTGTGCGGGAAGTGCTGATGTGCACTAAGCCTAATCCGCGCGGGTTTTATGTTGCTCCGACCTTTAGCCAGGCTAAGGACATTGCCTGGACCTATCTTAAAGAGTCGACGCGCGATATTCCTGGGATGAAGTTCTACGAATCGGAACTACGCGCTGACTTCCCGACAGGCGCTAGAATCAAGCTGTTCGGAGCTGAGAACCCGGATCGCATGCGCGGACTTTATGCAGATGTGGTAGTCATCGATGAGTTTGCGTCTATGTCGCCCACTATTTGGGAAGAGGTCCTTCGGCCTGCGCTCTCTGATAGACAGGGGCGGGCCATGTTTCTAGGTACGCCTAAGGGGCAGGATGCATTCTATGATCTATGGCAGTTTGCTATAGCTCATCCGGAGGAGTGGTACTCCCTTATGCTGAAGGCTTCGGATACTGGTATTATTCCGCCGAAGGAGCTCAAGGACAACTATGATTTGATGGGTGAGTCCAAGTACGCTCGCGAGTATGAGTGCGACTTCACTGCCTCCTTTGAGGGCGCTTATTATCTTAAGGATATTATACGTGCAGACGTTACGGGTCGCGTTCGTCCTCTTCTTTATGATCCTGCTGCTGATGTTTATAGTTGCTGGGACTTGGGTGTAGCGGACGCAATGGCGCGCTGGGACTTTCAGGTGATTAATGACGAGTGGCACTGGCTCTACTACTACGAAAATACAGGGCTTGGACTTGATCATTACATTAATGAGGTTAAATCCCGTCCTTATAAGGTATCCATGCATTTTATCCCGCACGATGCGGCAGCGCGTGAACAGCAGACTGGAAAATCCCGGCAGCTCTTTATGGAAGAACGCGGTTTTTGGACTACTGTAGTCGATCGGCATAAGATTGAAGATGGCATTTCAGCTACGCGAATGATCCTTCCGCGGTCGTACTTTAATCGTGACGATACTAGGTTGGGCCTTAATGCTCTGAGAATGTATAAATCAGAGTTTCATGAGAAAGACCGGGTGCTTTCGGTTAAGCCAAAGCATGATTGGGCTTCACATGCGGCTGATGCCATGCGTTGCGGTGTAATGGGCATGGACGAATATGGCGCTAAAGTGCGCAAAAAGTCTGATTGGAAGAAACCGGTTGCGCGCGAGTCGCTTGGATCATATGCATGAGCGTAGGGTTTAATAAAACTACAGTTACTGCATCATCTGATGTCAATGAACCCAAAGCTATGTCTCCAGAGGACCTGGAGCAGGTGGCGCGTGTTGCTCTTGAAGATGCTGTAGACTTTAGAGATTCAGAACTTGAATCGATTAGAGAGCTTGTTGACAAGTATTATCAGGGTGAAACAAGACTCCCTATCCCAAAGGGTCGCTCTAAGGTCATTGTAACAAAGGTACGTGACGCCGTTAGATCGGTTATTCCTTCGATGGCACGTATTTTTACTCAGACGGACACTATTGCTGAGTTTTATTCTGACGATGAAGAAGATCAGCAGATTTCGGCTGAAGCAACTAAGTATTGCAATAATGTTTACCATAAATTTGATGGTTACTCGGCACTTATTCAAGCCACAACGGACGCTTTGAAGGCCAAAGTAGGTATTGTAAAGGTATCTGTTGAGAATAAGCAAATAATATCTCATAGAATTTTTAAAAAGGAAGAGGCTTCCAACGTTATTCCGCTCGGAACAGCTACGGAAGAGTCAGAAGAAGAGTCTGTTTTTACCCAAAAGCGGTTTATAAAGGTTTGGAAACTGCAAGCCCTTGCTCCAGAGTCGTTTTTAATCTCTTCTGACGCTTTAGATGTTGAAACAGCTAGATTGTGCGCCCATCAAGAAGAGAAGCGCATATCTGAGCTTATCGAAATGGGCATTAGCTACGATCTACTTAAAGATTTGCCTATTAGTTCTTCTATTAATAGCGAAGATAATGAGCGCAAAGGCTACGATCGTGAAAAAGAGGCTGGTTCTGTAGCTTCTGTTGATCCAACTTCAAGAGTTATCCTCTTTACTGAGGCTTACCTGCGTGTTGATGCTGATGGAGACGGCGTAGCAGAATTGCGCAAAATTAGGCTTGCGGGTGACAATTATAAGTTGCTCACTAGTGAACCTGTTAATTACGTACCATTTGCTGTATTTAAGGCTGAAATGCAGCCTCACGTCTTTTATCCGATTTGTTTGGCTGAAGACCTGGTTCAAGATCAGGATGCACAGACTGCTCTTTTGCGGTCAATTATTGATAATGCCTCTCTTACCAACTCTCCGCGTACTGAAGTAGATGAATCGATAGTTAACCTGGATGATGTGAAAAATGGTGAAATTGGCGCCATTATCCGTGTACGTAGAGTGGGTGGTATCAATGAGTTGGCTACTCCCTTTGTGGCTGGTCAGACACTACCCGTTTTACAGTACCTGAATGAAGTATCAGAAGCACGCTCTGGCATTGTAAAGCTCTCTCAAGGTGTTGAAGCCGATGCCTTGCAGTCTACAACTAAGATAGCCGCAGCCGCTGCAATTAGTGCTGCTGATGCACGTATTGAAATGATGGCTAGGAATATCGGTGAAACTGGCGTAAAGGCTATGTTTAACTGTATTCTTAGAACGGCTATTTATGAAGCAAGTGAACCGCAAAGTATCGCTACGCCAGATGGCTTTAAAACTGTTGATCCTAGTACTTGGCACACTTTTCTATCTGTGCGTGCCAATGTTGGTCTTGGATCTGGCCGTATAGATGAAAAGAAGATGATGTTGCAGTCTATGCTGCCATTGCAGCAGGCCATTCTTGATAAGTTGGGATCAGCTAATCCGCTTGCCGGCTGGATACAGATTCGTGAAACTCTGAAGACTCTGTTTAGATTGTCTGGTATTCACGATTATAATAAGTATTTTCCATATGTTCCGCCTGAAGAGCTTCAGAAAATGGACGCGGCTCAGAAGCAGGCTGCAGAGGCTGCTAATAAAGAAAAGCAAGCTGCTATGCAGATGCAACAGTCTGCTATGATGGAGCTGATTAAGGTCGAAAATAAGAAAGTTGAAGCTAATTATCAGTCCAAGCTTCAGGAAATGCAGCAAAAGAGTCAATCTCAAATTGAACAGCTAAAAGCTGAAATTATGAGAATGCTGTCTGATAATCGCACAAAACTTACTGACATCTACCTTAAAGATGATCGTGAACGTGATAAAAACGACATGGATTTTACAATCAATGTTGCAAAAGTTGGACTAGATGAACAAAAAGTGGCTCAGACAGAGCTAAAAATTGAGGCCGATAGAAATGCACCTGGTGTCCCCCAGCAATGATGAACTTGAGAGTCTAAAACTTATTAAGGATATTGTTGATAACCGTCTGTTTAATCGTATGGTAAAGAATATGAAGGAGGCAATCGCATTTACCATGTTAGAGACAGACAAAGAAGATGAACGTGACCGCCTTTATAGCGAAGCTAAGGCAATCGATAGATTGGCTGGAGAGCTTACTAAAATGGCAAATCAATATAGATCATATTCGATGGACAAAGTAAATGCTTGATGATGTGAACACTCTAGACGAAGCTGCGGCTTCGCTACTTATTAAGCCCACAGAACCCAAGGCAGAAAAGCCTGTTGAAAAGATTGAGGCTAAAGAGGAGTCTGTAAATGAAGCTGTCACCGAAGAACCTGCTGAATCTAATGAAGGAGAAGATGCAGCTAACGAAGCCGAAGCCTCTGTCGAGGAAGATACGCCCGAAGAAAACCCCGAAGAAGAAGTAGATATTGACGACATTGAAATAGATGTCGTTGTTGATGGCCAGGAGTCTAAGGTTAAGCTTAGAGAGCTTAAAGCCAACTATTCCGGTGAGAAAGTTATTGAAAAGCGCATTCAGGAAGCCTCTGAAGCGCGTAATTATGCTGTACATTATGGTCAGCATTTGTATGGCACCCTTGAAACTCAAGCTCAAAAGTTGAAGCAGCTTGACAGTATTCTTGAAAGAGTTGTTGAGCCAGAAATCAATTGGGAAGAGCTTAAAAAGAATAATCTGCCTCGTTACTTGCTTGAGCGGGATCGCCAGCGTGAAGCCCAGGAAAAGCGGGCCGTTCTTAGCCAGGAGCAGCAGCGTATAGCTTATGAGCAGCAACAGCTTATGAATACGGCTATGGAAACGTATGCTTCAGATCAAGCCAAGGCTTTGGTTTCCAGAGTGCCTGAGTTTGCAAATCCTGAAACTGCACCTAAAATCATGCAGAGCCTAACTAAGGCAGCGGCTGCTTATGGTTATTCGCCTGAAGAATTTAGCGCAGTAATGGATCATAGAGCTGTTTTGGTTCTAAGAGATGCAATGCTTTACCAGGAAATGGTTGGAAAGCGTAAAGAAGTTAAACCAGTAGCAGCTACCACAACCTTGCTTAGGCCGTCTCCTTCTAAGGCAGCTGTAAGCAAAGCTACGCAGGCTAAGAAGCTTCAGGATGCGCTTATTCGTAAGGCAAAAACATCCGGTAATGTTGATGATGTTGCTGCAACTCTTTTGATGAGAACAAAGAAGTGATTTACTATTTCGACATAGATAGGAGGGGGCATTACGCCGCTATACCGATGCTATGTCACAATACCGAAGCTTCCGACGACAGGCTAGTTCCTAGCGGGCATAGGCTTCACAAGACTATCTGTGAACATAACCCTCTAATGGAGAACTACAATGGCCGTTAATGCCAATGCACTTGAAACCTATGACTCAATCACTATCCGCGAAGATCTTACGGATGCTGAAAACATGATTTCTCCGACCGAGACTCCGTTTTGGTCGAAGATTTCTGGCCGCACGAGTTGCTCTAATAAATATCACGAATGGCCGATTGTTGAATTGGCTGCCGTTGATACTGCGAACCGTGTGCCGGAAGGCGAAGATGCTCCGGCGATTGACTCGCCACGTCTTGCTCTGCGTCGTGGTAATTACACCCAGATTTCCGATAAGGTTGTCAAGGTGACTGATACCTCGCAGCGCGTTGATGGTGCGGCAAATGTCGAAAAGCTGTCTAAGCAGATTGCTTATAAGCTCAAGGAGTTGAAGCGCGACAAGGAGGGCATGATCACTGATAACGTAGCAGCTAATCCCGGCGCAGGCAACGGTGCCACAACTCGTGTGGCTGCGGGTCTTTCTGCCTTCTCGCTCACCAACGACCAGCTCGGTGCCACTGGTGTTTCTCCGACTCTCTCGGGAACCACCAACGGTTATCCGAATGCTCCCGCTACCCCTGGCACTGCGCGTGACCTCACCGAGGACATGCTTAACGTTGCCATTCAGGCTGTGTGGACTGAGGGTGGTGATCCACAGTATGTCTTGTGCTCGCCGATCAATAAGCGTCATATTTCAAAGACGTTTACGGCTAATGCCACGAAGTGGAAGGATTCGGACGACAAAAAGCTTATTTCCGCAGTCGATGTTTATGAAAGCGATTTCGGCCAGGTTCAGATCGTTCCTGACCGCTTCTCGCCTGCTGGCGACGTCTTCGTGCTGGACAATTCGCTGCTTAAGATTGCTGAGCTTCAGCCCACTCGTCAGCTTGATCTGGCTCGTACAGGTCACACTGAAAATAAGCTGATTCAGTGCGAGTACACGCTCGAGGTCGGCAACGAGAAGGCCATCGCCGTCATCCGCGCGACGAACGGCTAATAACTAACCTAAATCCTCGGAGGGGGATTGATAATTAGTCCTCCTCCGAGTTAACGTCAATAGTTGAGGATATAATGGCCAAAGTTCCGGTTAAAAAAGAGATTAAGTATTCCCGCATTCGCCCGCTAGTTAGGGCTATGCTAGACCCGTATAATTCGGTTCGCGTTAGACCTGACGAGGAAAACGGTATCATCATGGATGCTAATAAGGCTAAATTCCATGTTGATATGGGTGAAGCGGAGTATATTGAAGAAGAATGCCCAAGTCCATTTGCCCCTAAGCCAGCGCCGGCGCCCGCTGTAGAAAAGCCTGTTATTGCTGAAAAAATGAAAATCTAAGATGATTAAAGAAGAGTTTTTCTTTGAGGGTCTGAAATCAGAGCGCATGATTATTAAGCGCACTGAGGATGTAGAACCCGTCATTGATGAAGTTACTGAGTTTAAGAATGAAACCCGAAATGGTTTCAGTAAGTCTCGCAACTGGCGTAAAATTGGTTCAATACCCCTTATCGTTGTTGAGCAGTGGATACGCGAGAAAGGTATTGATTTAATGGCGCCAGGCAATGAAAAGTATGTTAAACAAGCTCTTAATGAAATGAGCAAGTTTAGAACAGTAGATAAGGCACTTTAAATGAGCTGGCCTACTTCATACGCTGGTTGGATAGCACGACTTAAGGACTGGCTAGTCGTAGTTGATTTGCCAGATTCCGCTTTTGGTTATTGCTTAGATAGCGCAAACCAAAGGCTTAATCGTGACTTAAACAGCCAGTGGATGGAGTCTACTTTTAGCCATACTATTGTAGACAGTGATCCAATTGATATTGAAGCTGTAATACCTGATTTTAATAGAATTAGGTTAGTTAGCTTGCAAAACGCGTTTCCACTTAAAGTAAAAGCTCTTAATGAATTTAAAAATGAAGTAGCTGAAAACCCATCTGGCGCAGATGATCCATCTATTTATACAATTAATGCTATGAAATTGTATATTTGGTCTCCACCAGCTATAAATAAAGTTGTGGATATTGATTACTATATAAATGTACCGCCGCTGTCAGAAACTGTAGATTCCAATATTTTTACTGAAAAGCATCCAGATGCTTATTTGTATGCTGCGCTTTTAGAAGCTACGCCTTTGATTGCCGAGGACGAACGGCTACAAACTTGGACAACTTTTTATAATAATATTCGTGAAGCTATTAATGTAACTGCCGATCGTGCGAATAAAGGTTCTACCCCCCTGCAACGTCAACTGAAGGTGATGTAATGCTAAACAATCAAATTCCAAGCCGGGCCTTCGCAATCACTCCGAGTGACACGACGCGCATCGCTGCTTCCGGCGTCTACGTCGGCGTCGGCGGCGACCTCGTGGTAGAGCCTGAAAAAGGTGGTAATACTGTCACAATCATCGCAACGGACGGTCTGATGCTGCCTCTGCGTGTGGTGCGCGTCCTGGCGGCGACAACGGCGACAGACATCATCGGATTCGGAGCCTGAGCCATGAAGATTGGCGTGGGGATCGGCATTCCGTTCGTTGGAAAGGCTGGAGAGGCATTTACGCCTACTGGCCTCTTCCTGAACGGCGAGCAGGGCGTCTGGTACGACGCCTCCGACCTCTCAACGCTGTTTCAGGACGCCGCAGGCACGACACCCGTGACGGCTGTGGGGCAGCCCGTCGGTCTCCATCGCGACAAGTCCGGCAACGGCAACCACCGTGCCCAGACCGACACCGCCAAGCGGCCAACGCTGGGGCAGGACGAGAACGGGAACTACTTCCTTCTCTACGACGGCGCGAGCCGCTTCCTCGTCACCGAGGATCCTGTGGACTTCACGGCGACGGACGAGATGTCGAGCTTCGTCGGCGTCCGCAAGCTGAGCGACGCGCTTCAGGCGACGGTCTTCGAACTCAGCGCAAGCGCCACGAGCGGCAATCCCGGCAGCTTCACGCTTCAAGGCCCCAGCGGCCCGGCTACGGACACATACCGCTACACGGGCGGCGGCACGACCTCCAGAAGCTCCTCGTTGACCGGGTACCCGGCACCCACCACCAACGTCGTCACCTACCTCCAGAAGATCAGCGGACCCCTCATCCAGCCCCGCATCGACACGCAGGCAGGCACCCCGAACGTCACGGAGCAGGGAACCGGGAACTTCGGGACATACCAGCTGTTCTTCGGCTCGCGTGGCGGCACGACCTTCTTCTTCAATGGCCGCGAGTACCAGACCGTCATTCGCGGGAAGA